TCGGATACGTTCCGCGCGGCGCAGGCGGCGCAGGAGTACGGCCGCCGATCGCTCGAGAACGACGCGACGCCGTCGGTCGTGATTCGCCATCCTGAGACGCTCGACGAGGAAGCCGCGAAGCGTCTCAAGGATTCGTGGTCGGAGATGTTCTCCGGGCCGCGGAACGCCGGACGCACGGCCGTGCTCGAGGAAGGCATGTCGATCGAGAAGCTCTCGATGACGGCCGAGGATCTGCAGTTCCTGGACACGCGCAAGCTGCAGCGGCAGGAGATTGCCGCGATATTCCGTGTGCCTCCGCACTTGATCGGCGACCTGTCCCAGTCGTCCTTCTCGAACATCGAGCAGCAGGCGATCGAGTTCGTCGTGCATTGTATTCGCCCGTGGTGCGTTCGGATCGAGCAAGCGCTCGGCCGGAAGCTCTTCACGCCGGCAGAACGTCAGACGCTCTTTTGTGAATTTCTCATCGACGGTCTGCTGCGTGGCGACTTGAAGTCGCGTTATGACGCCTACGTAGGCGCGCGTCAGGGCGGATTCTTGAGCGTGAACGACATCCGCGCGCTCGAGAATCTGAACCCGATCGGGCCAGAGGGCGACGTCTACCTGCAGCCGTTGAACATGGCTCCGGCCGGCGCTCCAGTCGCCGGCGCGAAAGGTGGCGAGTAATGTCGATCGAAATGAAGCGCGCCGCAGTGCGTGCGACGCTGCAGGTCAAGGCCGCCAGCGACAAGCCGGCCGATGGTATCGTAGGGAGTTTCTCCGGCTACGCGTCAGTCTTCGGCGTCACAGACTTCGGCGGTGATGTCGTGATGCCTGGCGCATTCACGGCCGCACTGGCGAAGGCCGCGGCCAACGGCCGCATGCCGGCGATGCTCTGGCAGCACGATCAAGAGGAGCCGATCGGTGTCTGGCGCGTCATGCGCGAAGACGAGAAAGGCCTCTACGTCGAAGGCGACATCGCCGACACTGACGAGGGCCGCAACGCGTACGCGTTGCTGAAGGTCGGCGCGCTGTCGGGCATGTCAATTGGGTATTGCGTTCCCGACGGCTGCTGCGAGCTCGTGAAGGCGCCGGACGGCACAACGGTGTTTCAGATCACGAGCGTGGATCTCTGGGAAGTGTCGCTCGTGACCTTCCCGATGAACGACGCCGCGCGCGTCGAGAGTGTGAAATACGCCGGGCCGTCGATGACCGTCCGCGAGTTCGAGAAGTTCCTGCGGGACGCGGGCAACTTCTCGGCCTCGCAGGCCAAGGCCATCGCGGCGCGTGGGTTCAAGTCGTCGCGGGATGTGAACGACGAGAACGACGAGGAAGTCGTGCAACTGCTGCGCCGGCTGTCGGTGTAGCACATTCTCGCAGACGAAAGGAACCGATATGGATCTCGAACTGAAGACGGCCCTCGACGCACACGCGAAGGCGTGGGAAGCGTTCAAGGCCACGAACGAGCAGCGGCTCGCCGCGCTCGAAGCCAAGGCGCCAACGTACGACCTCGATGTCAAGCTGCGCACGATCAATGAGGCGATCGACAACACGTCGGCCGAGCTCAAGGCGATCGAGCAGCGCATGGCGGCCGGCGCGTCGAGCAAGCACCACGACGAGCAGAAGGCGTCCGAGCGCAAGTCGTTCGCCGAATTCCTGCGCAAGGGCGCGAGCCCGGACAACCTGAAGGCGATGCGCGTCGGCGACGATGCGAACGGCGGCTACCTCGTGCCGACGGCCGTGACCGGGCCGCTCTTCCAGCGCATCTTCGACGGCTCGCCGATTCGCCAGATCGCGCGCGTGATCGGTATCAGCGGCGCTGCGCTCGAGGGCGTGACTTCGTACGGTCAGGCCGGCGTGACGTGGCTCGATGAAATCACTGAAGCCACGAACGCGCAGTCGACCACGCCGACATTGAAGAAGTACCGCATCGACGTGCATGCACAGCGCAGCGCGCCGCAGATCGGCCAGTTCCTGCTGGAGGACGCCGCGTACGACGTCGAGGCCGAACTGATGCGCGTGCTCGGACGCGACTTCGCGCTGAGCGAGCAGACGGCGTTCGTGAGCGGCAGCGGCTCCGGTCAGCCGAAGGGCTTCACGTCGTACACGACCGCAGCGACAGCGGACAGCTCGCGCACTTGGGGACAGCTCGAGCACGTCGCGACCGGAACGTCGGGCTCGTTCGGCACGACATCGAACGGCGTCGACAAGATCACTGACCTGGTCTACAAGCTGAAGTCGGGCTACCGCCAGAACGCGACGTTTGTGATGTCGAAGCAGACGCTCGGCACGCTGCGGCAGCTCAAGGCCTCGAGCGGCGACTACATCTGGGCGCCGTCGGTGATTGCGGGCTCGCAGCAGTGGACGCCGTCTCGCCTGCTCGGCTACCCGGTCGTCGAGGCCGAGGACATGCCGACGATCGCGGCGAACTCGCTCTCGATCGCGTTCGGCGACTTCAACGCCGGATACGTGATCGTCGATCGCTCTGGCATGAGCGTGCTGCGCGATCCGTACTCGAACGCGCCGTATGTCACCTTCCGCACGGTGCGCCGTGTCGGTGGCGGCGTCGTCGACTTCGACGCGATCAAGCTGCTCAAGTTCGCGTAAGACGGCAGCCACTACAGGACAAGGAGAACAGACATGCTTCGCGACACTCTGAACAACACGAAGACTACCAGCGCGTTCAACTACGGATCGCGCACGGCCTCGGCCAACGGGACGAACATCATCGACACGGCCGGCTTTTCGTCGCTGCTCTTCACGATCGACGTGGCCGGCGTGACGACCGCTGACAGCTCGAACTATTTCACCTTCACGATCCAGGCGGGCGACGCGTCAGACCTGTCGGACGGTGCGACGGTGACGGCCGCGACGGGCTTGCTCGGCTCGAATCTCGTGATCAACAACACGAACCTCGCGAACACGCGCGGCCTGATGGGCTACACCGGCGGGAAGCGCTACGCGCGTCTCGTCGCAACGGCCACGGGCACGACCTCGGCGGCGTTCTCGGCTAACGCGATCCAGCAGCACGCGACCGTGGCTCCGGTCGGCGACGATCCGCTCGCGTAACACGCTCACGCAGGCGGCCGGGGCATGACCTCGGCCGCCTGATTTCAGCACGACCGATTCATCACCAAGGGGGAACGCATGGGTTTAAATCTGTTCGGCGCACTCGGCAACATCAGCAAGATCGTCGGCATCGCGCAGACGATCGGCTCGCTCGTCTCCACGGTGCAGCAAGTGAAGGGCGACGCAGCCAGTGGGGCCGACAAGCACGAGATCGTGAAGAACGCCGCGATCGGCTTGATCCCGGCGATCGAGGGTGTGACGGGCGAGGATCTCAACGACCCGCTCGTCGCGCAGGCGATCGACGACGTGATCAAGGCCGAGAAGGCCGCACTGAACGCGCGCAACACGCTACAGACGCTAGTCGCCGACATCAAGGCGCGGCACGCAGCGAAGGGCTAACCGTGCGCGTCTGGATCGACGGCCATCGCTTCGACATGCCCGACGACGTCGCGCGCGCGCTGATTGCGCGCGGCGTGGCGTCGCCGTGTCTGTTGACGCGTCGGCCGTCGAATACCCAGGCATTCATGCGCGCGCCGGAGGCAAAGTAAATGACCTGGCCGCAGAATCACGCGATCCCGGACGCATGGCGCCGGCAGCCGCTGACGTCGATCTCAGTTGAGCCGTCGACCGAGCCGCTCACGCTGACGGAGGCAAAGCTGTATCTCCGCGTGACGCACTCGAGCGAAGACGCGCTGATCACGGGCCTGATCACGGCCGCGCGCATCTACTGTGAGACGAAGACGCGCCGAGCGTTTGTCACGAAGACGGTTACGCAGCAGTTCCGCGGCTTCTTCGACATGATCTCGCCGCTCGTGTTGTCACATGCGCCGGTCGCGTCGGTGTCGTCCGTGGCCTACGTGGACGGCGACGGCGCGTCGCAGACACTATCTGGCGCGTGGTATCGCCTTGTGTCGCAGTCGGGCCAGAAGGCCGGCCGGGCGTTCCTGGAGCCTACGGACGCCTTCCAAATGCCGACGCTCGACGCGACGCGCGCCTATCCGGTGACGGTCACGACGGTGTGCGGCTACGGATCGGCCTCGGCCGTACCGGACGGGATCAAGGCGGCAATGTATCTGATGATCGCCGAAATGTACGAGACGCGCAGTGAGTCGACCGAGAAGGGGCTGAAGTCTCAGACCACGGTCGACCGTCTACTCGCGCCGTACGTGCTACCGG